TTAATATTTAAAATGTATTTCATTGATTTTAACTGTATTAATATTACCTTCTTTATTTAACCTTCGAGGGATAAAATCTATTTTAATTAAATCGACGGTGCTTGTAATTAATTCCTCTTTGTTTTCTGCAGTCGCCATTTTAAAGCCTTTGATTAATAAATTTTTAACTGACCTAATTTGTTGTTCATTTAATTCTATATTAATTCGAGGGCTTTCTTTTTCTTCAATATCTTTCAATAACTTATCTGTTTCGTCCATTAATACAAAATATTCTTCATCTTTGATATATCCTAATGACCAAGCGCGGGTATAATTTGCGCGTTGCTCTAATATTTTTTCTTTATTATTTTCAATATCATAATCTTTTGGTTTAGGTATATTTACCATGAAGTTATCTGTTCCTTTTTTTAGTAAAGTATTGATGAACTCTCTTTCAATCTCGCTTTCGTTGAATGAAACATCTTTAACTTCTTTGTTTTTATGACATGTTGCACAAGTATAACGTCTAACTTCATAAGATCCTCCATTAGCACGTTTTTGTATCGAGCTAACTAGGTAGAGTTTGTTTTGACATTGCGGACACTCTATAACACCTCTAAATATAGAATTATGTTTTGTTTTAGATTTATGTGTCCTTTTATCAATAATATCAAGCATCTTTGAATGTTCATCTTCGCTTATGATTGGCTCATGCGTGTTCTTTATTAGTAAATCTCCATGTTTGGTATGTCCTCGCAAAATCGGGTTTCTCATCCACCCAAGTACTGTCTTCCTGTTCCATTTTGTTATACCAGGTGGTTTCTTCTTGCTTTCTAACAGCCTAACAACTTCATTAGCGCTCTTACCGCTCAGTAACTTATCCACTATGAAACGAATATATTCGGCGTATTGATTAGGTTTTAATTTTTGATCTACTAAGTCATAACAAAAAGGTTGAACTTTAATATACTTACCACTTCTAACTGCTGCACGAGCTCCTATTAAAGAGCGCTCTCGTATTGTCTCACGCTCCCATTCTGCCATTGCACCAACCATTGTTATAAATAACTTGCCTATAGCAGAAGTTGTGTCAAATAACTCTGTTGCGCTTTTAAAAGCTATATTGTTTTTTTCGAAAACCTCTAACATTTCCAGTAAGTCTCTAACATTACGTGTTAATCTGTCCAATTTGTATACTAGTACTAAATCGAATTCTTCTAATCTATCAAACAACTTTTGTAATGATGGTCTTTTCATTGAACCGCCAGAAACGCCTGGGTCTGAAAATACTTCGTATCGATCCCAGTCGTTAACTTCACAAAATGAAATTAACTTTCTTTTTTGTTCGTGGATAGAATACCCTTCATTTGCCTGTTCAGCGCTTGAAACTCTAGTGTAAATTGCTACTTTCATGTGTTCCCTCCTCAAAATTGGCAAAAAATAATAAGGGTAGGCGAGCTACCCGAAATTTCGCATTATAGATAGGTTAGTGACAAAATACATTTTTCGTCTAGGTTAACCGTACCTCTTAGATTATTAATATTTTCATTTAGATGTTTTTCAGAAACTTTAGCAACTTCATAATCGTTCATGTAAAGTGTTTGTTTTTTTATTGCATAATTAATTAATTCATAATCTTTGTATACTTCTTTCACTTTATCTATATCAACATTTTCAAGAACAAGTTTTTTTCTGTTATTATAATTAAAGTATTCCATTGTTTTCCTCCTATAATAGCTTATCTGCGATCATCACAGCTAATAAATCGTTTTGTCTTATTGCTTCTAATTTTAAGTTGAATATTTGTGTGACGTATTTATCTGAGTTTCTAGGTACTTTATTAATTGTTTTAGAAAAGTTGTTTAACCATTCGATTTTATCTTCATATTTCATTTTACTATTTGCAAAATTCTTTTTTTGACCGTGTCTTAAAAGTCTAGTTGTATATTTCCCGGCAAGTTGGTGTCTTTTTTCTTGGTTTTTATAAATTGGACTTTTATAAATAGCTTTATAAATTTCGTTTATAGTAGCAAAATATTGATTTCCTGTACTTTTATTTACAGACAAATGATTGCTAGACTCGAAATCGTTGACTACAATATAGTATTCATAGTCGGTTTTTATCGAGTAATTTTTCGAATTCATCAAAAATTCTATAGTAAATAATTGGTCTTCAGCAGTTTTAGAGAATGTTTTGAATTTTATCTTGTTTTTATCTATAACACTTTTTTTAAACATTTTTAGTACTGATAAAGCATAAAAAATACTATTATCAATAATATCAGCTTTCGCTACATTTCCTTTCTCAAATATAGCTTTAGGAACACTTCTTCCTTTACCTTCAACTCCATATTTTCCAATTATTAAATCGCTATTATTTTCTTTGCCGTAATTATATAAATCTTCTAGTGCTCTTTCGTGGAGTAAATCATCAGAATCTAAAAAGAATACATATTCAGCTTTACTCATTTTTAAGCCTGTATTTCTAGGTACGCTAGCATTTCCACTATTCTTTTTTAACTGTTTAAAACGGACTAATCCTTTATATTTTTTTATAACATTCAGAGTCTCGCCATTGTCATTTGAATGATCATCAATAATAATTAATTCGTAATCAGTACTCTTCATTGTTTGATTTAATACAGAACTAATGGTTCTATGTAATTTTTCGCCGTTATTGAATGTTGGCATTATAACACTTACTTTTTTCATTTTCATTTCTCCTTTGCTTACTTTATATATTAAAGCGCCACATAGGCGCTATTAATCAAAAATACGATAGTTATAAATAACTTTGCCTATCACTTCGATTTCATCAATAGAATCTAAATCGTAAGAATTAGTTTTAAATTCATCTGAATAGCTTACTGGGTCTAAATGTAGTTTTGTTTCAGTACGTCTCACACGCTTAACTGTATATTCACCACCTAGACGTAATACAAGGATGTCATTGCTGTTAAGTTTATGATCACAAGACTTTCTATAATCATGGACAATTATATAAGAACCGTTAGCGAGTATTTTATTCATACTATCACCATTTATTTTTAGTGCTATACATTCGCTAGGTTTACGACCGTTAAAAGCAAATGGTGGAACTTTTAATTTTTCGTTATCAATTGCAACTTCCTCGAAATTTCCAGCAGAAACTTTACCGAAATACGGAACCTCGATTTCGCTATCAAATTCTGGTAAAACAATTTCTTCAATTTCTCCTAAGAGATAACCTTTAGAAACATTGAACAAACTTGAAATTTTTTCGACCATACCCATTCTAGGTTCAGTTCTTCCACTTTCCCACATTCTTATAGTACCTTCGGAAACATCTAATTTTTTAGCCATCTCAACTTTAGACAATCTATTGTTCAATCTGATTTCTTTTATGGAATTTTTGAAAGCCATTTTGTTTTCCTTCCTTATATATAATGTTTTTTACACTTTTATTATACTATGAAAAATCGTAATTGCAACCCTTAAAATACGATTTAACAAAATAAAAATACGTAATTTTTAAAAATAATTACGAAAAACACTTGAAATCGTATTTTAATTACGATATACTTTAGTCAGAACTTAACAAGGAGGCAAAAAAATGAACTACATCAAACATAGTTTGAAATTAGATGAATGGCGAAAACGAAAAGGTTACACCCAGTCATCTTTCGCAGAAAAACTTGGCATTTCGCCGTCTACTTATAACATTTGGGAAAACAACCCAGAAATGATTAAACCTAGAGATGCTTTTAGAATTGCTAAGGCATTAGATATCTCTATTGATGAGATTATTTTTTTAAAAGACGAATCGTATTTTAAATACGTTTTAGTCGAATAAAAACAAACAACTTAATAGGAGGAACTACAAATGTTACAAAAATTTAGAATCGCTAAAGAAAAAAGTAAATTAAAACTCAATTTACTAAAACATGCAAACAGTAATTTAGAAACAAGAAACAACCCTGAACTGTTGCGAGCAGTTGCAGAGTTGCTTAAAGAGATTAATCGATAAATTAGAGAACTAATCATCGTTTCAGTTCTCGTCATCTAAGTAATTAGCAATTACGTAAAGTGTTAAAAGAGTTGCTATTACATTAAAAAACATAAAGTAGTTCACATATTGGTCAAGTATCGTTCTAACCATAACCGGAGATGTTACTCCGATAGCAGAACCGACAGAAACCTTTTTTATAAATTTTGCAGAAGGAGAAATAAAAATATGATTGAGCGATTCATTGAATACACTATTGTATTTCTTAGTATTTACGTCATCTATTGGATGGGCAGAATCGACGGTTTTACCAAGAACAGGGACATCGACAGTATCGACAAAAGAATTTCTCAAATGAGTGCTAACTTTGCGGACTTCATCCTCCGGAAAGCTGTTAGAACTTATGAATTCATCAAGAATTTTTTCAGAAAATAAATTAGTTTTGAACATTGGATGATTCTTAGTTACTCGATGCATATAGGAAGCCCAATCAGATAATTTCGATTGGTTGATTCTAAGATCATTCATAGTATTTACGACTTTAGCGTAAGTTTCAATAGGCAACTTAGACAAGATGGCTTGATTTTTCTTTATTAAATCTAATTGTCGTTGAGTGAGATTTATATTATCCATACTTATCACCTCCTTAGGTTGATAACAACATTATACATGAAAGGAGCATAAACAATATGCAAGCATTACAAACATTTAATTTTGAAGAATTACCAGTAAGGACATTAGAGGTTGACGGCGAACCATATTTTATAGGAAAAGATGTTGCTGACATTTTAGGTTACGCAAACGGACGAGATGCTTTGTCAAAACATGTTGATGCAGAAGATAAGCTGACGTCGCAAATCGCGACGGCAGGTCAAAACAGAAATGTAACGATCATCAACGAATCTGGATTATATAGTTTAATCTTTTCTAGCAAATTAGAAAATGCGAAACGATTCAAACGCTGGGTAACTTCGGAAGTTTTACCAACGTTAAGAAAAACCGGAGCGTACCAAGTACCTAGCGACCCGATGCAAGCATTGAGATTAATGTTTGAAGCTACAGAACAAACAAAACAAGAAATTAAAAATGTGAAAGATGATGTTATCGATTTGAAAGAAAATCAAAAACTGGATGCAGGAGACTACAATTTCTTAACTAGAACTATCAATCAAAGAGTAGCACATATCCAAAGGCTACATGCGATAACAAACCAAAAACAACGTAGCGAATTATTCAGGGATATTAATTCAGAAGTGAAAAAGATGACTGGCGCGAGTTCAAGAACGAACGTAAGACAAAAACATTTCGATGATGTAATTGAAATGATTGCTAATTGGTTCCCGTCACAAGCTACTTTATACAGAATTAAGCAAATTGAAATGAAATTTGAAAATGGAATATAGGAGGGCTTAAAAATGAGTGAAGAAATGGCGACTTATTGGTTTAACAAAATGTACGAGCTCGGAATTATCCATGAAGTATTAAGGCAGGAGGGAGTTATCAAATGAGTAAAACTTATAAAAGCTACTTAATAGCAGTACTGTGCTTTACAGTCTTAGCGATTGTACTCATGCCGTTTCTATACTTCACTACAGCGTGGTCAATTGCAGGATTCGCAAGTATCGCAACATTCATATTCTATAAAGAATACTTTTATGAAGAATAAAAAAACTGCTACTTGCGCCAACGAGTAACAGAAAAGTATTTAAGAAATAAAATTCAAGTTAAATATAAAACGAAAAACGGAGGAAGTCAAGATGTATTACGAAATAGGCGATGTATGTCAGAAGGTCATTAATGTAGACGGATTTGATTTTAAATTAGCAGTTAAGAAGAAGGACCACAGCATTCTGGTGAATATCTTAGATTTAGAAGATAAGTTTATCGACGGCATAAACATAACTAATGAGAACGATCTATACACAGCATTAGACATATTAAATCAATCTATTTACGAATGGATTGAAGAAAACGCAGATGATTATGACAGACTAATTAACTTAGTCATGAAATGGTAGGTGCGATATGAAACCACATAAATTTAAACGAATGGCAATTGACTTAATAGAACGTGTACAAAGCACTTCTTATCAAGTTGATTATAAGTACAACGTTATATGGGTCTGGCACTACAGCGATGACTATTTAGGAAAAGTCGCATCAATAAATATGCACAACAATGTAGATGACGATAACACAATATTGGCTAGATACGAGAAAGCTAAAAAGATGCTAGCGGGGGAGGTGTTAAGCGATGTCTAATCTATATGAGTTATCAGAAGCATTTAAAGAGTTGTCTAATCAAGATGAATTAGACCAAACATTATTAAAAGACACATTAGATTCTATTCAAGCAGAAATGAATGTCAAAGTAGATAACATTGTCAATTGGAGACGTGAAACTTTAGGTGACATAGATGTCATAGATAAAGAGATTAAACGACTTCAAAATTTAAAAAAACAAAAACAAAATTTAACTGATCGATTAAGAGATTACTTAAAAGAAATGTTAGAAACACAAGAAGTAGATAGTTACCGCACAGCTACTAATCATATTTTTAAACGCAAAAACGGAGCTAGTAAAAATATTATCGATGAAAAACTTATTCCAAAGGATTATTGGCTATCACAAGCCCCGAAACTTAATTCTAAGCAACTAATCGATGATTTGAAAGCTGGGAAAGATATTCCTGGCGTTGAATTAAAGGTAACAGAAAGTCTGGTGATTAAGTGATGAATAAATCAGAAACAGTTGTTGAAATAAATAAAGCTATGGTTGCATTTCGCAAGGAAGTAAAACAACCGCTCAAAGATAAAAACAATCCATTTTTTAAATCAAAATACGTACCTCTTGAGAACGTTGTAGAAGCCATTGACAAGGCCGCAACACCTCATGGACTGTCTTATACTCAATGGGCTTTGAACGATGTAGACGGGCGCGTAGGAGTCGCTACAATGCTTATGCATGAAAGCGGTGAATATATCGAGTATGATCCTGTATTTATGAATGCAGAAAAGAATACGCCACAAGGAGCAGGCTCGTTAATAAGTTATCTTAAACGTTATTCGCTATCTGCGATTTTCGGTATTACTAGTGACCAAGACGATGACGGAAATGAAGCAAGTGGAAAAAATAATAATCCAAAACAGCAAACTAGAACGCAATGGGCAAGTAGCGAAACTATAGGGATTTTAAAGAAAGAGGTTATAAGTTTCACTAAATTGATAAAGGGCACGGATAAAGAAGCGCCACAAAATATAGTAGAACAAAAATTCGACATAAATAACTATAAATTAACAGAAAAACAAGCAGCAGAAGCTATTCAAAAAATACGAAATAACGCAAAAACAATTACTGGAGGAAAACGATAATGTTAAACAGAGTAGTTTTAGTAGGACGCTTAACAAAAGACCCAGAATTCAGAACAACGCCAAACGGTGTAAGTGTAGCTACTTTCACTCTTGCAGTCAATAGAACATTCACAAACGCACAAGGAGAACGTGAGGCAGATTTTATTAATTGTGTAACTTTTAGAAAACAAGCAGATAACGTGAATAACTATTTATCAAAAGGATCATTAGCTGGTGTTGACGGACGCCTACAATCACGTAGTTATGAAAATCAAGAAGGTCGTCGTGTATTCGTTACCGAAGTTGTATGTGACAGTGTCCAATTCCTAGAACCGAAGAATAACAACCAACAACCAAACAACAATTATCATCAACAAAGACAAACTCAAACTGGTAATAATCCTTTTGATAATACCATTGCGATTACTGATGATGACTTACCGTTCTGATTGGAATGATTAAATGCCGAAAATTACTAGTTATATCACTCAAGATGACGGTACAACAACAGTTGTCATCTCGGGTGTTGAATTAGGTAATAAAGAAACATTACTACTTGATAACGGGTTTGATGTGGAAGTCGATGTGAGCGTCATAGATCCGTTTCAAATTACCGGCAAGCAACGACGAAAAATATTCGCGCTTGTCAAAGACATAGAAGAATATACAGGTCAACCAATGGACTATATGCGACATATGTTCATCGAGTATGTAAGGACTTACTACGGCTATGATGAACGTATTTCACTAAGTAATTGTACGAGAACACAAGCAAGTCAAATCATTGAAGCAACGCTTGACTGGACGTTTTACAATGACATACCACTTAGCTACAAAACGAGTAATCTACTGAAACAAGATAAATCATTCTTATACTGGTCAACTGTTAACCGCAACTGTGTAATATGCGGAAAGCCTCGCGCAGACCTAGCGCATTATGAAGCAGTCGGCAGAGGCATGAACAGAAACAAAATGAATCACTACGACAAACATGTATTAGCGCTATGTCGCGAACATCATAACGAGCAACGTGCGATTGGCGTTAAGTCGTTTGATGATAAATATCACTTGCATGACTCGTGGATAAAAGTTGATGAGAGGCTCAATAAAATGTTGAAAGGAGAAGACAATGGGAGAAGTATCGTGGATAAAACTTAAAGTTGGCATGTTTGATGACAGCAAAATCAAATATATCGAAGCCTTACCCGAAAGAGATACGATCATAACTATTTGGGTTAAGTTGCTAACTTTATCAGGAAAGTACAATGAACAAGGTTATATTATGCTATCCGAAAACTTGCCGTACAACGAAGAAATGTTAGCAAATGAATTTAATAGACCTATTAACTCAATAAGGTTAGCAATTCAAACTTTTGAGACATTGGGCATGATTGAAAAAGTTAATGGTGTCATAAAAGTGACAAACTGGGAGAAGCATCAAAGCTTAGATAGCAAAGCTAAGCATAAAGAAAAAAATAAATTGCGACAACAACGCTATCGTGAGAAACAGAAAAAGTTACTAGAAGCAAAACGTAACGTTACCGTAACGTTACGTAACGATACAGAAGAAGAAGAAGAAAGAGAAGAAGAAAGAGAAGGAGAAAAAGAAGAAGAATATAAGAATAAAGAAGAAAGAGAAGCCGTCTTCTCATCTTCAATAAAATATATAATTGCAAATTTGGATGATAAGTTAACACCTAATCAAATGGAACAATTAGGGTTTGCTATTGATGATATAGGTACAAACGCTTTTGAAGTTGTAAAAGTAGGTGTTGAGTACACTAAAAGCAAAAGTGCGCATGGTGGCTATTTAATTAAAGTTTTAAACAACTGGGCTAAAGAGAATGTCAAAACAAAAGAAGATGCAGAAAATAAAATAGCACCTAGAAAAAATACTACTGATGATGTCATTGCACAAATGGAAAAAGAATTGAGTGATGACTAATGCCGATGAGCAAAACACAAGCATTAGAAATTATTAAAAAAGTTAGGTACGTATACAACATTGATTTTGATAAACCGAAGTTAGAAATGTGGATTGATGTATTAAGTCAAAATGGAGATTATCAACCAACTGTAAAAGCGGTAGATGTTTATATCAACAGTAACAACCCGTACCCGCCTAACTTACCAGCAATCATGCGTAAGGAACCTAAAAAAGTATCTATCGAGCCAGTAGATAACGAAACCGCTACACACCAATGGAAAATGCAGAATGACCCCGAATATGTCAGACAAAGAAAAATAGCGCTAGATAAGTTCATGAATAAGTTGGCAGAATTTGGGGGCGAAAACGAATGAATTACGGACAATTCGAAATTGAAAGTACAATAATCGCTACGCTACTTAAACAACCGGACGTATTAGAAAAGATAAGAGTTAAAGATTACATGTTTACGAACGAAAAGTTTAAAACCTTTTTCAATTATGTAATGGACGTCGGAAAGATAGATCATCAAGAAATCTATTTAAAAGCAACTAAAGATAAAGAATTTTTAGATGCAGATACTATAACTAAACTTTACAACTCCGATTTCATTGGATACGGCTTCTTTGAACGTTATCAACAAGAATTATTGGAAAGTTATCAGCTCAACAAAGCTAACGAATTAGTAACTGAGTTCAAACAACAACCTACGAACCAAAACTTTAATAACTTGATTGATGAACTCAAGGATTTAAAAACAATTACTAACAGAAAAGAAGACGGAACCAAGAAGTTTGTTGAGGAGTTTGTCGATGAGTTATACAGCGATAGCCCTAAGAAGCAAATTAAGACGGGTTATAAGCTCATGGATTACAAAATAGGGGGATTGGAGCCGTCGCAATTAATCGTCATCGCAGCGCGTCCCTCAGTGGGTAAGACAGGTTTTGCATTAAACATGATGCTGAACATAGCACAAAATGGATACAAAACATCTTTCTTTAGTCTCGAAACAACTGGCACATCAGTATTGAAACGTATGTTATCAACAATTACTGGTATTGAGTTAACAAAGATAAAAGAAATCAGGAACTTAACGCCGGATGACTTAACAAAGTTAACGAATGCGATGGATAAAATCATGAAATTAGGCATCGATATTTCTGATAAAAGTAATATCACACCGCAAGATGTGCGAGCGCAAGCAATGAGGCATTCAGACAGGCAACAAGTTATTTTTATAGATTATCTTCAACTGATGGATACTGATGCGAAAGTTGATAGACGTGTAGCAGTAGAAAAGATATCACGTGACTTAAAGATAATCGCTAACGAGACAGGCGCAATCATCGTACTACTTTCACAACTGAATCGTGGTGTCGAGTCTAGACAGGATAAAAGACCAATGCTATCGGACATGAAAGAATCAGGCGGAATAGAAGCAGATGCGAGTTTAGCGATGCTACTTTACCGTGATGATTATTATAACCGTGACGAAGATGACAGTATCACTGGCAAATCTATTGTTGAATGTAACATAGCCAAAAACAAAGACGGCGAAACCGGAATAATTGAATTTGAGTATTACAAGAAGACTCAGAGGTTTTTCACATGAATATAATGCAATTCAAAAGCTTATTGAAATCGATGTATGAAGAGACAAAGCAAAGCGACCCGATTGTAGCAAATGTATATATCGAGACTGGTTGGGCAGTCAACAGATTGTTAGACAATAACGAGTTATCGCCTTTCGATGATTACGACAGAGTTGAAGAGAAAATTATGAATGAAATCAATTGGAAGAAAACGCACATTAAGGAGTGTTAAAAATGCCGAAAGAAAAATATTACTTATACCGAGAAGATGGCACGGAAGATATTAAGGTCATCAAGTATAAAGACAACGTAAATGAAGTTTATTCGCTCACAGGAGCCCATTTCAGCGACGAAAAGAAAATTATGACTGATAGTGACCTAAAACGATTTAAAGGCGCTCACGGACTTCTATATGAGCAAGAACTAGGATTACAAGCAACGATATTTGATATTTAGAGGTGGCACATGGAAGTACATTACAGCAGCAAAACAAACGAGTGGACAACACCACAAAATTTATTTGATGAGCTAAACGGAGAATTCAATTTTACATTAGATCCTTGTTCAACAGACGAGAACGCCAAATGCCGGAAGTATTATACAGTAAAAGATAATGGGTTAATTCAAGACTGGTCTGAGGACATTGTTTTTATGAACCCGCCATACGGTCGAAGTATTAAGCGTTGGGTCAAGAAGGCTTACGAAGAAAGTTTGAAAGGCGCAACGGTAGTTTGTTTAATACCCGCAAGAACAGACACGACATATTGGCATGATTACATTTTTAATAAGGCTGATGATATAAGATTCCTACGCGGTCGTCTGAAGTTTGGAGATAGTAAAAACAGCGCTCCTTTTCCTAGCGCAATTATCGTTTATAGAGGTGCACAATGAGTAAATACAACGCTAAGAAAGTTGAGTACAAAGGAATTGTATTTGATAGCAAAGTAGAGTGTGAATATTACCAATATTTAGAAAGTAATATGAATGGTACTAACTATGACCATATAGAAATACAACCGAAATTCGAACTACAACCTAAATTTGGGAAACAAAGACCGATTACGTATATAGCTGATTTCTCTTTGTGGAAGGATGGCAAACTGGTCGAAGTTTTAGATGTTAAAGGTAAGGCGACTGAAGTTGCCAACATCAAAGCGAAGATATTCAGATATCAGTATAGAGATGTGAATTTAACGTGGATATGTAAAGCACCTAAGTACACAGGCAAAACATGGATTACTTACGAGGAATTAATTAAAGCAAGACGAGAACGCAAAAGAGAAATGAAGTGATCTAATGCAACAACAAGCATATATAAACGCAACGATTGATATAAGAATACCTACAGAAGTTGAATATCAGCATTACGATGATGTGGATAAAGAAAAAGATACGCTGGCAAAGCGCTTAGATGACAATCCGGACGAATTACTAAAGTATGACAACATAACAATAAGACATGCATATATAGAGGTGGAATAAATGAAGTTGAACGAAGTATTCGCAACTAATTTAAGGGTAATCATGGCTAGAGATAACGTAAGTGTCCAAGATTTGCACAATGAAACTGGCGTATCAAGATCAACTATTAGTGGATATAAAAACGGAAAAGCTGAGATGGTTAACTTAAATGTATTAGATAAATTGGCAGATGCTCTAGGTGTTAATGTAAGTGAACTATTTACTAGAAATCACAACACGCACAAATTAGAGGATTGGATTAAAAAAGTAAATGTATAGAGGTGGAATAAATGAGTATCGTAAAGATTAACGGTAAACCGTATAAATTTACCGAACATGAAAATGAATTGATAAAAAAGAATGGTTTAACTCCAGGAATGGTTGCAAAAAGAGTACGAGGTGGCTGGGCGTTGTTAGAAGCCTTACATGCACCTTATGGTATGCGCTTAGCTGAGTATAAAGAAATTGTGTTATCCAAAATCATGGAGCGAGAGAGCAAAGAGCGTGAAATGGCTAGGCAACGACGTAAAGAGGCTGAGCTAAGAAGAAAGAAGCCACACTTGTTTAATGTACCTCAGAAACATCCAAGAGGACGTTATGCGTGCTACCTGATGGAAAACGACATATTCGTGAAAGTTAAGAAGTAGATCATGGCAGATAACATGTGTAAAGAATACTTAAACCAATTTTTCGGCTCTAAGAGATATCTGTATCAGGATAACGAACGAGTGGCACATATCCATGTGGTAAATGACACTTATTACTTTCATGGGCATATCGTACCAGGTTGGCAAGGCGTGAAAAAGACATTTGATACAGCTGAAGAGCTTGAAACATATATAAAGCAACAGGATTTGGAATATGAGGAACAGAAGCAACTAACTTTATTTTGA